GACGTGATCGCGCCGCGTGGGAAGATGTTCTGATTCTTCGCGCCCGTGATCTTCGAGACGATCGGCGCCGTGAAGAGTCCCATCGTCACCGTCACGCCGCCCGGCTCGGGCGGCAGCTTCGTGCCGTCATACCAGGTGATGTTCGGTGCGGCGACGTCGGTGGGCTCGGCCGAGAGCATCGCGCTGATCGGGAAGTCCCAATACGTCGCCTCTTGCTCGACGTCGACCATGAAGCCCCAATCGGCGTAGCCGCCGATCATCGGCCACTTCTGGCCGCGGCTGTAGCCCTCGGCGACGAGCGAGGTCCACGTCGGTCCGGAGATCGGCGCGAAGGTCCACTGCGGCGTGGGCGCCGCGCTGAACGTCGCCGAGTGGCCCGACACCAGCATCATCGTGTGCAGGCCGTCGGGCAGGAACGTCGAGGCCCCATAGGCGCTTTGGAGCCCGCGGAACTCCGTCGAGAGCGGGAAGGTGATGATGCGCCCGCCCGGGCGGACGCGCCGGCCCGGGCCGGCGCTCGCGATCTGGAACGGCCGCGCGCCCGCGACGCGGTAGCTGCGCGTCGCCTCGGCCGCCTGGCGCATGAGGATGCCGTCGGTCGCCGCCGACAGCGCACCGCCACCGCCATAGGACGCCTCGGCTTTGCCCATCAGGCCGAGCAAAATCAGCTGCTTGTTGCTGGACATGGCTTAGTCCTCCGAAGCGGCCGCCCGCCGCGGTGGCTTCCTGATGGCTGCCCGCTTCGCCCGCTCGGCCGCGAGCCAGTGCTCGATCGCGGCCGAGCCCTCTGTGAAGACGGACGCCGGGATCTCGACGGTCTCGCCCTGAGGCTCGAGCTCGACGAAGACGTTCGAGCCGCGCTCGGGCTGGTCCTGCTTCGCGTCTTCGCTCATCGCTGCCTCCCTAGAGCCCCATCGGTTTGGCGTCGCGCGCCTTGTAGACGATCCGCACCGCGGCCATTGCCGCCGCATCGGGCACCATCTGGAACGTCGGCCCCCAGTTCACCTCGGCGGCGACCGTGAGACAGATCGCATTGCGCACCCGCTTATTCGCGTTCTCGCCGAGCAGTAGGTAGGCGAGCGACATCACGATCGCGCGGCACACATAGCGGCCCTCTTCGGCGGCCATCGGTTCATCGAACTTCCGCGTCACCCAGCGGATCGCGACGGGCAGCAGCAGCGCGCGCTTCTTTGTTGTGATCCCGCCCGGGAACGCCATCGGGTCGGGCGTCGTCGCCCCGCCATCCTCAGCCACCACGAGGCAGGGCGTGTTGAGCTTGGGCTTCTCGCTCGCCGCTTCCTTGTCGCGCGTGACGTCATAGACCTTCACGATCCGCTGCGGCTCGGGATCCCCATCGTCGCGGGGCACCTTCGCCAGCATCGCGTTGATGCCGCGATCGACGCCCTGGTAGTCCTTCAGCTTTCCCGACAGCCAGTCCGCGGTGATGCGGACGTCTTCGTTCACGGATTCCCCTGTGCCTGCCGCTCCACGTCGGCAACAATCGCCTGCGTCAGCTCATTGACGTAGGCCGGCGGCAGCTGCGGCGGCACGAGCGGCCGGGCCGGCACGGCACGCGGGGTCTCAAAGCGATTCGGATACGAGCCGCCCTTGAAGTGGATCCGGCCCCAGCCTTTGACCGTGAAGCCGCTCTGGTGCAGCGCCGCTTTCGGATCCGCGGTCCCGCGCGTGTAGTGATCGGGCGTGATCTCTTCGATGCCCATCGGCGCCGGCGCGTTCACGAGCGAGGCCCAGAGATGATTCTCGAACCGCAGGATCCCCATGTCCGCGCGGCCGAATCGGGCCTTGTACGCGATCGTCGCGGGCGACAGCGGCGCCCAGGGCGTGCCCCCTTCCGCGCCCGCGGTGGCGAACTGGCGCTCGAAGAAGCGCGAGACGAGCGGGCGCGCCGTGTCGACCCACACGCGCCGTAGATCGAGGATCGCGGCGCGCACCCGCTTGAGGAGCTCGCGCGCGGGCGTGAGGTCGATCGACAGATTGAAGCCCGCCATTCACAGCACCCAGGCCGGCTCGCGAGTATCGTGCTTGCGAAGCCAGCGATCCCAGCCCTTCGGGAACGGCTCATCGGCGCTGTCGCGATAGGCCCGACTCATGCCGTCGCGGTTGCCCTCGCTCTGCACGGCCGGATCGCGGCTCCAGCTGCGACACCGCCACTTGATCAGCTCTACCACCGCGCGCCGCAGATCCACCTTGAGATCCGGATCGACCGACGCGTGGTCGGCGTCTTCCTGGTAGCCATGCAGGAAGACGTAGAGGCCGTCGCCCACCAGCGTTGCCTGTCGATCCGTGAGCAGCACGACCACCGGATCCCCCTCGCCCACGGCCGGGAACTGCGCGGTATAGCGCAGATCCGGCGCGCGCTGCGTGTAGCGATTGATGACGTCCGCTTCGGCCTCGGCCGCGACATCGACCAGGTCCTGCGCTTCCCGGAACTCGGGCGGCAGCAGGGCCAGGTGGATGACATCGTTCGGATCGAAGTAGGTGGTCATCGTCCCTCAGCTACTGGTTCGACGCCGGTCCCGAAGCCTGGATCCGGTCGTACAACTCTTTCTTCGTGCCGCCGGTCTCGAGTCCGAGGCGCTTGGCTTCGGCAACGAGCTCGTCCTTGGTCAGGTCATCGAGCGTCTCGGGCTTCGCGCCGCTGTCGCTCGCGCTTTGCGCTTCGAATTTCTTCTGCGTCTTCGGATCGAAGTCGGCCGCGTTGATCAGCCGGCCGCCCGCCACGTCTTCGTCCACGATGCGAATCGTCGGTACGCTGCCATCCATGGTCGTGTGCTCCGTGAGTGAAGGTCAGAAACAAAACTGGGGAGGCGCGCGGCCTCGGCGGCCTCGGGCCTCCCCCGCGTCCTGCTACCGCATCAGCCCATGATCCGGCACGCGAATTCCGGCCGGATGAGCTCCCCACCGCACAGGATGTCGTACGAGTACTGCACCTGGCGGTGCTGCCGGGTAATCTCAAGGCGCAGGGCGAGCCCGGAAATCGGATCGACCTCGGACAGGACGATGCCGCCCAACGCGGGATCGACCACGTCCGCCAGCGGCCGCGACGCGAACGCAATCGCGTCCCGATGCGACAGGATGTTCACGACGTGCGTCGCCGTTAGCGTGACCGTCTCGCCGCCCGCCTTCGACACACGGAGCCCGGGGTAGATCGACACGTTCGTGTTGCCCACGGCGAGCGTGACGTCCGCCAGCACGACATAGGTGTTCGTGTCGCCCGAGAAGGTGAGGATGTCGCCGCGCACGAGCGGCGTGCTGGCCGTCGCCTTCGCGATCGAGACCGTCGCGACGCCGACCGCGTGCGCGCCGTTGACCGTCGTCGCGCCACCTGACAGCGGCGTCGACGTGTGCGTGCGGACGTTCTGGTCCAGGAACCAGTTCGCCCCATACCGCTCGCCCAAGCGACCGGTCTGGATCGTGCCGCCCATGCCGGCCTTGTCGATCTCGGCGAACCGGCCGAGATCGAAGGCATTGGCTTCGGCGTCGGCATCCAGCACGACGAAGCGATCGGTGAGCGGCGCCGTCTCCTTGTTCAGGAGCTTGCGCGCGTTCTTGAACGCGGTCGTGTCGGTCGCGAACGGCGTGGTGGCCGCGGCGCCAGCGATATTGAAGATGCCGCGCTCGGCCGGATTGCGGTCGCCTCGATAGAGGCCGAGGATGAACTGGTCGACCGCGTTGGCGAGCGACTTGATCGACTCGGAAGCCTGCATCGGCAGAATGCCGCCGTCGGCCTCCATGACGTCCTTGTCGGTGAGGAAGAACGGCGCCTCTTTCCAGAAGTCCAGCGTGATGCCGACGGACGTGGGCGTGCTGTCGACGGGCGCCGGAGGGACTTGGGCCGGCGCGACGTCACGCGCGGCGACGGCGGACGGGATCGGGACGTCGATGGTCGAGCCGCGGGCGCCGGCCAGCGTCTCGTAGCGCCGGTTCACCAGGCGCGGCATGATCGACTGCTGCCGCAGGGCCAAGAGGCCCAGCGCGAGCAGTTTCGGGGTGACGGCGGTCAGGCTGTTGGCCATAGCGGCTAACTCCCGTTATTGGGCCCGCGACCTGTCCGACCGTCGGGCGGGTTTTACTTCTGGTACGTGACTTCGCCCTTCGCGATCTTCTCCGCGTTCCGTGCAAAGGCAAACGGATCGTTGCTGCCGTCCACGACGCCCGTCTGTGTCGCCCGGCCTTGGTTCTGCAGGTTCGGGCCGCGCTGCTTCTGGTCGATCAAGAACGCTGCGTTGTCCTTGTTGCCGATCCACTCGACGACGTGCTCTTCCGGCGTCTTGTACGGCACCGGCGCACCCTCGGCCGGCTTCGCGGCATAGGCGAACCGCTCGCCATCCCGCACGTAGTAGTCCTGCGTCTCCGGCTCGAGCGCGAAGGCTGGCTCGAGCATCGCCACGAAGGGGGCGACGGCGCCGCGCGTCGGCGGCTTCAAGAACTGCGGCGCCACGTGGCCCTGGGCGGCGGCGATCAACCGGGCATGCAACCCGCCACGCCGCAGACCATCGATCGTGCCCTTCGCCTTGGCGAGCTCGTCGGTGGCCGGCTTCAGGACCTTCACATCCCACTCTTTGCGCGCGGCCTCGACGTCAGCGGCACTCTTGCCCGGCTTGATGCCCCAGGTCTCGATCGCGCGCGTCTTGAACTCCTCATCCTCGAGCAGCTCGTCCGGCGTCTTCAGGCCCTGCGCTTTCTTGCGGAGCTTAGCGAGCTCCGAATTGTGCACGGCCTTGGCGACGAACTGATCGGCGACTTCGGCCTCGGTGTAGACGCCTTCGAGCTCGACCTCGATGTCGGCGTTGTTGTGCTGGACCTTGAACTTTTTCCCGGCCATTTGGAGCCTCACCTTTCGCGCCTGGTGGATGGCGGATGCTGCCTCCCGGGAGCCGCCGGGGCGGAAAATGAAAAGGCCGAGCGCGTCGCCGCGTCTCGGCTACAGTCCTCCTGCGATTGTCTCCTACTTAAGGCTCAACGGTAATAAGTCCGCGTCAGCGGCGCAAGCACGTCAGTCCTGCGATACGTGGACCCCGTGGTTCAACAGGTAGCGCCAGAGGAATTCCGGGGCGGTCAGCGACGCGCCTTCTGGCCGCTCGATCTCCAATCGCTTGAGATAGACAACGTATTCGTCCCACGCCTGTCGCACGATGGCCTCGAGCGTCACGCTCAGTCTCCGCCCGCGAGCTTGTCGGCCTTTGCATCCTCAGCGGCTTCCGCCATGGCCTCGGGTGTGGCGCGTGAGATCGCGACAACCTGCCCGAGTTTCACGATCACTTCGTCACCATAGGCATCCCGACCGGTAAAGAACGCCTCGCCATTCATCCACGCCGTTTTGAGCGGAGCGTAGCAATCGGGGTGCAGTAGAAACGCGTCCGGGTCTTCCTTGCACCACACGCGACAGAGTCCGATCTCTTGGCCCTTCACGCGGCGCTCGCGAGCTCGCCGAAGCGAATCGCATCCTCGGCCAGCGCGCGGATCCGCGCCGCGGCCGCCGGCGTCAACCGGTCCTCGAAGTCGAGATCGACCGCGTGCGCCGACACGAGGCGACTGGGGTTGGGCTTCGGCTGCTGCGCCAGCGCGTACGCGCGCGGCACGGGACGCCTCTCACATCTGTCGAAAGGATGAGGGGGCGCCGGGACCTTTGCGACGGGATAGATCCCCGGGCCCAGGCCAAAGAAATCCCCGCCGGCGAGGATGTCGCACTGGTCCGGCGTGACCTGGCTGCCGCGATCGGGCGAGAGCGTCCACTGCACGGCGCCGACGAAGGGGTCGGCGCGGAAGTGCTGGATCTCGGCTTCGCCGCGGGCGTTGTGGATCTCGGTGAAGGCGATCCGCTCCGCGTTGTAGCGCATCGTGCGGGCCGCGCCGCGGAGCTCCGGCGGGATGCTGGCGAGATCGATCGCCCCATCTGCAGACGTCTGGAAAGCCTCCTGAAAGGGCTCGGACCCGACGACATAGCGGCGCAGCCGGCGGGCGAGCTCGGGGGCGCTCATGCCCTGGGCGATCCCCTGGCGTACGATCGCGGCAGCCTCCGCGGCGGCCTGGTTGGAGCGACCCCGGATGATGGTCTGCCAAGTCCGCGCCGCGTTCAGGCTCTCGAACTGGCCGAGCATGGTGACGGGCGGGAGGCGCAGGCCGCCGACCAGCGCCGTCGGGATGTCTTTCGCGCGCGCGATCCGGAGCATGGCGTCTTTCCAGATCGCCTGCGTGTCGGTGAAGGAGAGACTCCGGCCCTCGGTGGTCGCGCGCTCGAGCGCCCGGGCCAGGTCCTCGGCCGCACGCTGCAGGATCTGCTGGGACGTGACGATCGCTTGGGGATCCGTGCCGGCGGCGGCCGCGGCGCCCAGCTGCTGCGCGAATCGCTCGAGCGCCTGGATGATGGCCCGCGCGGCCGCGCGATCGAGGGCGGCCATCTGCCGGCGCGCGGCGAGCAGCGCCGCCTTGTACAGCGTGAGCGCCAGCGAGGCCATTTACTCGTCCACGATGGTGATGCTGACGGGTCGTACGGGGAGACCGTCGAATGCCTTCGCGATGGCGTCTACGAAAGCGGGATCGAGGCGGCAGGCTTGTGCGACGATCACGTCGTCGCGTCCGTGACGCCCTGGTCGAGCTGCAGCGTCCCGAGCTCAGGCGTCGCAATCTCGCCGTTGTCCAGCTTCACCTGGATGTCGTAGAAGAATCGCCGCGCCGCGCCGACCTGCGCGCTCTGCACCGCGGTGACTGTGAACGTCAGCGCGTTCGCCGCCACACCGGAGGCGTCGACGATCTGCCCTTGTGAGGTCGGGGTCGTGGTGATGGTGAGCTGCAGCTTGGCCGCCGCGTCGAGATCCGTCTGGTTCTGCTTGATCGTGAGCCAGGCCTTCGCGAGCGTCCGTCCCGCCGGCAGATCCGGCACGGCCCGGCGGACGCTGAACGCATCGCCGGCCGTCTGATCGCGGATCTTCGCATTCTTAATCGCCATGGACCCTAGCCTCCGGACGGGTACGGGCTGCCGCCGCTGTTCACGGGATAGCGAGCCGTGGCATCGTCGCGCAGGAACGTGATGAGCAGCGACGCCGTGATCGCCGGCGCCGGCACGCGAAACCAGGCCACGACAGGCGCCGGCGTCGCGAACTGGGGCTGCCCACTGAGGACCTCGGGGGTCGCCACGACCCAGCGGGCGACGACCGCAGCTGGCGTGAGCACGCGGACACCCTTGAGCAGCGTCGGCGTCGCCACCACGGCGCGGTAGATCACCGGCCCCGCGGCAAGCGTGACCGCGCCCTTGATGATGGTCGGCGTGGCGATCGCGAACCGGGCGGCCACCGGGCTCGGCGCGAGGATCCGGGCGTTCGAGAGCGTCGGCGCCGCGACCAGCCACCGGGCCGCGACCGGGTTCGGCGTCAGGACAATCGCGCCCTTCAGGATGGTGGGCGCGGGCACGATGAACTTCGCCGACACCCCGGAGGGCGTCAGGACGACGGCGCCCTTCAGCAGCGTCGGGGCGGCGATCGCGAACCGGGCCAGCACGGGACTCGGGGTCAGCGTGGTGCCCATGGTGACGGTGGGCGCTGCGATCGCGAAGGTAGCCACGACCGGCGACGGGGTAAGCGTGCGGACGTTGACGAGCGTCGGTGCCGGCACGAGGAACTTGGCCAGCACCGGGGTGGGCGTGACGCTGACGGCCCCCTTGACCAGCGCCGGGGCGGGCACGACGAACTTCGCGACGACGGCCGATGGCGTGAGGGTGGTCGCCCCAGCGCCAGCGAGCAGTTGCGCTTCCGCCCCGCCCGTGAACCAGAACGCGCCCGGCCCCGTCATCTAGGCCACTTTCCGAATCGAGGCATCAAAGGCCCGATCCGTCCCAGCGAGCTTCTTGAGAGTCATATCCCACCCATGCAGCAGGATCAGCGTCGGTGTCACGAACGCTTCGGACTGTACACCCTTGATCGTGGCGCGAAAGATGAGCTTTTGCGGACCGTTCGTTTCGATCTTCTCATAGATCGAGATTTGGTATTCCTCGGTCTTTGTCATATTCCCCTGGTCAGTAACCCAGAGTTGAAAAACCCCGTCGTCGGTTTGCGAGGTCGGGACGCCCGTGGTCGTATCCGCCGGAATCGAGTATTCGGACGTTCCGACGGTGACGCCATTGCGGGCAAAGGCTTCAGTGATCGCCACGTTATACAACCACCCCAACAACGAACCACGAGACGAACAGTGGCGAAGGCACGGGATGGGATAATTCGATGGTGATCTGATCGTTCTCGATTCGCGCCGCTTCCACGTAGCCGTTAAAAGCTTGCTGCGGTAATGCAAGGACAATCCCTTGCGCCGGAATTGGGGAGGGGAAGGTGCGACCAGATGTCCCCGCTTCAATCACCACAACGCCAGCCGTCTTAACGCGGAACTCCCCCTCAACACGGGTCGCCCCATGTACGAGTAGGGCATTCCCCGGCGTGTCAGAATTACCCACAACCGCCGGACCGTTGAGATGGGCATGACCGTTGACTGTAGTCTGTGAACCGGAGCCAGAGCCTAACGTATTCGGGCCGGACGCATGGAAACCACTCTCTACGGCAAGTGGCCCGCCGACCAGGATCGTCTGATTGGTCGCTTCATTCGTCTGTCCGAGGATTAGGGGATCACCGTCAGCCATAACATTTACCTCTTTCGTTATCGGGTTCGGAATGGACGGCGATGGCCATCAACGGCTCCGGGTCAAGAGAAAGTCGCCGCTCGCCGTCCACTCGTGACCGTTCAGGCACAAAACGGTGCCAGTGACCGCCATGTGGACGTGGCCGCCGACGACACCATCGCGTGCGCCCTCCTTCGCTTCGACCGTCGCGATGTCCAGGTCGAGGTGACACTCCGGACACGTCAGGATGATGGTGTTCATCGGTTAGCTGACCGCATGGATCACCCCGTTGTAATTGCCGAGATCGAGCGCGCCGCTACAGGAGGCGCGCATCACGAGCCGGGTGGCGCTGGGCACATCCGCGAAGCAGGGCATCGACGGAAAGGCTCCGTGCATCCGCTCATCTGAGCCCGTGACGAACATCCACGACTGGCCGATTTCGAGTTCCGTCGCCGCGCCCGTGCCGATATCCACGTAGTACGCGAGCGGGTTGAGGGTCGTATCGGTGCCCGGCTGGAAGCTCGGCAGAAAGGCGAAGTGATCTTCGCTTGTGCTTGCGGTAATCGGGGTCCAGGCCCCCTCAGCCGCTGACGCTCCAGGCACGATGGTCGTCCCGAACGGGACCATGCCCATGCCGTAGGTCGTGACTTTCCGCCCCACGCGGAAGTGCGGCATCGCATCCCCGCCGTAGACGTAGATCGCGACCGTCAGTGCGGTCGAGACGCGTTGGCCAGCGGCCCTTGCCCAAATCTCAGTACCGGAGGGGATGTAGAGCGGGAAGCGCCAGCACTTCGGCCCGGGCGCGGTCGAACTGAACAGGCCACAGAAGCCCATCATTAGGTCGGGGATGATGATTTCCTGCGTCGCTGCCCCAACGGCAATGTCCATCACGCCCTGTGAGTCCGCCGCGGTCGTGCCGTACGCAAACGCCATGACTTCGATCCAGTACACGTCGAACGTCGTGGTCAGCAGCGAGACGTAACTGCCCTTGGTGGAGGCAGCGGCCCCGGTGGTGATCGTCGTACCGGGCGTGATATTGCCCACGGTCCCGACGTTGTGCTGAACGCGGACGATGCCCTTCTGCGGAACCCACAGCATCCCGCGCTCTGGCTGCGGCGGCAGCCAGAGTGGCCCTGGACGGGACGGATGCCAGATAGGAACCCACCCGGGCCGCATGATCACCGCTCATACCGTCGACAGCTGGAGGAGCCCTTCCGCGTTCACCTGGAAGGTAAGATCGCCGCCGTTGGTGACCACCGGGAAACCGCCCGAGTCAACGTTGGCGATCGTCTTCGAGGCCGTGTCGTTCGTGATCTCCTTCAGCACCGTGGCCTGCGCGGCCGTGCCGGCGTTGATCGCCGTCCACGTCACGTCGGCACAGTCGAACTCCGCCCGATCGTTCGCCTTATCCACGGTGATCGTCTTGGAGGCCAGCGTCTTGCGGCCCGCCCCGCCGAAACCGGCGGTGTACCCCGTCCCCGTTAGTTCGCCCGAGGAGAAGTCGGAGGCCGTGCCGTCGTCGAGGAAATCGTCGTCGCGGTCGACCGTGTGCACGGACGTCGAGAGCCCCATCTTGATCGTGTCGTTCAGCAGGTCGATGATGTCCTGCCACATGTCCCCGGCGGCGGTATTGTAGACGAACGAGGCCATTAGGACCTCCCCGCCGGCTTCGAGGCGACGTCGGTGCTCGGGGGATCTTGGGGGTCCGCGTAGCCGTCGCTGTGCGGTCCATGCCAGCGTACCGAGAAGGCTGCAGCCGCATCGGCCAGCGCAGCGGGAGGTGGATCGCCGCGGCGCACGGGCTCGAGCTGCTGCATGAGGAACCCCTTCGGCTGGTCCTTCACCAACGTGAGATAGAGATCGAGATGTTCACCACCGGCGGGCGCGTTCGTCGGCGTGCGCGAGGTGCGCGCGACGAGGAGCCCGCGATCGCGCAGCTCGATGATCGCCTGCTGGTCGCCGGGGGCGAGACAGCGACCCCAGAGATACCAGGCGTTGAGCTCCTCCGACCAGCGGAGATCGCGCTCGAGCGCGAAGACCCGATGCTGCGGATCCTCGAACAGGACCGCCCAGATCAGCTCGTCGGTGTCGCGCGCGTATCGCTTCTGGCGATCGGTGATGAGGTGCATCCGCCCGTCACAAAGAACGGGCTCGCCGACGGCTGGTGTCTTCTTGGCCATCCGAACCTCCCAAAAAGAAACCGGGGTGACGCCTCGATGCTGCTGGGGCGTCTCCCCGGTTCTGTGAGTGAATCAGCGACTGCCAATCTACACGGTCGCTCCGCTACAGACCACCGCCGAACCCACCGCCCGTGCCGGCGAAGAGCTCGGCCTGCCGGCGCTTCGCGGCCTCCTCGTCCAGCGCGGCCTGCTGCAGCTGCGCGCGAATCACCTCACGCCGCGGCTTTTTCGTGGTGCCGTCGGCCTGCAGGACCTCTTCCTCGAGATCGACGAGGCCCAGCGATTCGATGAGCCGCAGCGTCAGCTCCACCTTCATGTCGGTGCCGAGCGGGAAATCGCGGAACAGGCTCTGGTTCTGCTGCGTGAGCAGGACATCCACCGCGGCCGAGATCTCCGGCTCGTCGACGTCGATGCCTTCCCACTCCGCCACCTGGGCGGCGGCTTTGATCATCGCGGTGCGGCCCACGGGGATCTGCTTGCCGCCGAAGATCCGCGCCTGCACGCGATCGATCACGGCGTTCACGTCGGCCGGCGCGAAGTCCTTCGACCGCTCGATCGAGGGCGCCTCCCACCGCTTCGGATCCTCGGAGAACTCGGCCTGCGCGACCAGGTACATCGCCTGGTTCTCCGTATCGTCGAGCTTACCCCGGAGCAGCTCGAGGAAGGCCCCACTCCCGCCGGCGACGTCTTGCTTGATCTCCGTCGCGGTGGCCTGCTGCGCGCGCGCGGAATCGCCATAGGCCTTGAAGGCCGCGATGGTGAAGGATTCGCGCTTGTCCTTGATCACCTCGGTCGCGATCGCCGCAGGCTCGGAGGGGGGCGCAGCGTAATCGTGCCCGTGACCGTCCTTGGGGTTCTCGAGGACGTTCGCGCCCTCCTTCAGGGCCATGACGACCTTGTCGTAGTCGTCGCCGGTCGCGAAGACGTTGAACTTCGGGAAGTTCGCGACCCGGAGCAGATTGTCGCGCTCGGATTCGCGATTGAACATCGCGTTCTCGCGCTTGGCCAGCAGCCAGCCGACGTAGCGGGCGAGCGGTAGCTGGGCGCGGAAGATCGGCGGGACGGGATGGCCGGTGCGATCGACATAGGTGTGCGTCCCGACGTTTCCCTCGCCGGTGAGCGCCGTCTCCTGGTGGGTCTTCTCGTCCAGCGTGTACCGCTGAAAGCCGAGCGTATCGACCTTGAGGTAGCGGGTCTCGCACGCCGGTTCCGCCTCGATGGACGCCCGGACGTCCGCCTCCTCCTTGATCAGTACGGAATCGAGCAGCCCCCCTTTGTCCCACCAATTGGGGACGCTCATCGGGGACAGGATCCGCACGCGCGCGTCCCCGTCGGCCGCGTCGACGAAGACCCAACAGTCATGGGTCACCGTGAGGTAGCGCCCGCAGTCTTTCCAGGTGCTGATCCAGCCCACGCCCTGGCCGTTCGCGTCGCGCATGAGCCGGCCGGCCATGGTCTTGGCGTCCGCCGGATCGCCGAGTCCGGCATTGTCTTCGGTGAACCACACGCGATTGGCCTCGTCCTCGACGCCGAACAGCATGCCGAGCAGCGTATCCACCGCGGTGCCGAACAGCAGGCCGAAATCGGCCAGGGAGAGCCGCTCCGCGTAAGCCTCCTTCGATTCGCCCTGGCCCTTCCGGGGCAGATAGGCCGTGAGCTTCTCGGGGAGCAGCACGTCGCCTGTGTAATGATCCCAGGCGAATTCCCACTGCGCTTTGCGCGCGGCATACTCGGGATGCTCGTACTCGAGCCAGCTTTTCTTCGAGCCCGGAATGACCGCTGCGGTCATACGAGTGCGCCCCCGCGCGTGATCTCCGTGATCGGATAGCCGCGCCCCACCCAGGCGAGCAGCTCGGCCGTCCAGACGTCGCGGCCGGTGAGCTCCACCGCGCCGTTCTTGTCGCGATGCACGCTGAGTGCATCCTTCAGCGCCGCCTCGCTCGGCACGGCCGCCGTGCCGTCGCGCGCCGCGGCGAGCAGCTGGTGGCCGCCGTCGAGCAGGATCGGCTTCGATTCGCCGGAGGTGTGCCAGCCGAGCCGCGTGCGCTCTTCCTCGACCGGCGTGTCGCGATCGACCGGCACGCGGTGATAGAGCCGCGAGACGGGGTACTTGTGATGGTCGCGGAGCCGGCGCAGGACCGTGATGCCATGCGCGTTCTTCTCGATGACGAGCAGCGCGGTGCCGAGCGTGCGGCCCCAGGTGTTCAGGAGGTCGGCGAAGTCGTCCGGCGTGATGCGGTCGTTCGCGTACGCGGCGAGGTTCTTCCAGGACGGGAACGCGCGCGCGGTGAAGGACGAGCGATCGCCGGCCACGCCCTCGGCGACGTCGGCACCGATGATAGCGCGCTCGCCCTTGGCCAGCTCGTCGAAGAGCTGCAGCGCCCCGCCGAGATGGGTCTCGCGCGGCGCCGGCGTGCGCTGGAACAAGAGCTGCAGCAGCGCGACGTCGTAGAAGTGGGCGCCCGCCGACACCCAACAGGACTCGGGGTCTTCCGGATATTCTCGGATGAACTCGGTCCGAGTCATGTCCCGGATCTTGGCGCGGCGCCATTTGAGCTGTTCGTGCGAGAGGCCGTGCCGACTCACGAGGGCCTGCTCGTCGGGCTCGAGCCTGCCGAGCTCGTCCTTCGCGAGCAGCGGTAGCCGATAATGGATCGGGTCGCACATCCACCACGGGAAGAAGAGCGGCACGTAGCTATTGAGGCCCTTCTGCGCTTCCTGCCAGAAGAGATGCGCTTCGGACCCGAACGCGTTAGCCGTCGTCTCGAGGGCGATCACGGAGCCGTGCGGGATCAGCGCCGGCGTCGCCGCATTGAGCGTCGAGACGGGATCGTCCCAGAACGCGAACTCCGAGCCGTGCAATCGCGCCAGCGTGATCGAGCGACCGGTCCGCTTGGCGCCGGCCGTGCCCGTGTAGAAGCGCGTGTCGAGCTCGGGGAAGGTGATCTCGCGGGTCTCGCGCTCGCCCAGCATGTGCAGCAGTCCGGGCGGGAAGTGGTCGATCGCGCGCGTCGTAATCGCGAAGATCTTGTCGGTGTCCTCGCGGTTGTGCGCAACCGTGATAGCGGAGGCACCGCGCCGCGACCAGATCGTGTGCAGCGCGCGCGCCTGTTGGTCCGTGGTCACGCCGCTCTGGCGGCCCTTCAGGATATAGAGCCGCGCCTCGCCATGCTCGGCCAGAGCTTTGGCCTCGGCCGCGCCGATCGCCTGCTGCACCGCGTTGATCTGCATCCGGTGCGTCCGCAGCTCCTTGTCGAGGATCGTGTAGCACTGGCTCGCCCAGTAGGGATAGCCGTGTTTCAGCCGGCGGAGCCGATCGCGCTGGCGCTCCGTCAGTTGAGGGCCGCGCGATCGCCCAGGGAGCGTCGCGGTCGTCACTCGAGCTCCTCCAGCGCGTGGGCGAGCGTCACGGCCCCAGAGTGCTGGACCTTCGTCGGCGGCTTCCCGAACGTGCGGTCGAGGATCTTGTCCGCAGCCATCAGCCGGACGACCGCGCCCTTCTTGATCTTGCCCGACCGAACGCCCTCCATCGTCTCTTGCGCGCCGATCGCGAGCACAGTCCAGTCGACGAGCTCGCGCACAACCCGCGCGTCAGCTTCCCGCTGCTTGGATTTGATAGCCTTCCGGACTTCAGCATTCTTCAGCAGACGGCAGCCCTGTGCGTAGGCCGTCTTCTTGCTGTAGCCGGCCGCTTGCGCCGACTTGGTGGCATTCCCGCGCACGCCGGTTTTTCCGGCGAGATAGTACCGGATGAACGCTTGGCAGCGCGCGGTGAGGGACTTCTTGGGCATGCGCTTAGCCTCGCACGATCAGACCGGAGGCGATCCGTCGCTCGCCTTGTGGTGATTCCGGCGCCTGAATCAGCACTCGCTGGTTGCGCACGATCTTGATCGCGCTTTTCGACTGCGCGACCGAGGCCTGGTAGATCCGTTCCGCCTCGAGCTGTAGTTGCTTGCCCGTCTTGCCGGCTCGACGCGCCTGGTGTTTGCAGGCCGCGCGGAGCTCTTTGCGTTCGGCTTCGGTCTCGGGCGGCCGCGAAATCACGATTGGGTCGGGCCGCTCCATCTTTCGAATCGCCGGCGGGGGCTTCGGTGGCTCGGGTGGCGGTGCCGGGATCTCGCCCTGCTGCAGCATCTCGCCAATCCCGGCCATTGCCTCGTTGTACAGACGCCGACCGATGATGGGCGCGAGCGCCTTGTTCTGCGTCTTTACGCCGTCGAGCACGCGATCAATCGGCTTCGCGAGCGCCGTTGCGAGATCCACGTTGTTCGGACCCATCAGTTTTGCCTCGCCTGACGCAGCCGCAGCAGCCGCGCCGTCTCGCGCTGGATAATGTCTTCCATGCTCTCGCCCTTCGCGACGAATTGCACGCGCGGCTCCCCGAAGTCGTCCTCGACGACGATCACGACCTTGCAGTATTCGTTGGAGGAGCCGCTGCGCCTGCGGTTCACGTGCGCTTGGACCTGGACGCCGGAGAGACGGCAGATGGGATTCCGAATGCGCTGGTGACAGCCTGGGCAGGTGACGTACATCCAGGCTGGCCCAAATACCGACGGGGAGACATTGCTCCCTGTCGGAGCGTCCCCCCGTGGTGGTCCCGCCATCGTTGTGGACCTCAATCTAATGACGGAGTCGATTTTGCACCACCTCGCAGACGCGTGAGCGCGTCCGATTCATGTTCACGACTGCCGAGCACCAGCGCGACGAATCCTCTCCAAACAAATGGCGGGATCCACCAGGGGCGTCGGCGAGCGATCGACGTCGGCGTGAGATCGGCCTTCTGGAATTCACGCGCCATCGCGCGCCGGAGCTTCCGGTCTTGCCGGCCGCTCACGGCGCGGTCCGAAGTGTTGCCGCCACGGCATAGAATGCGGCCGCATGAGCCGCGTGCTGGGCGGCGCGATCGAGGTGACGATCGGCACGGCGCCGCCACCACCAGCGCGGCCATTTCTTTGAGTACGTGATGCCCAGAGCGAGCGCAGCGACCGCGTGCGTGAGGGCGCCGCGCGCCTGGCGTTCAGCGTCCTCCGCGGCGCTCTCGAGGAGCGGGTTCAATTGGCCATGGCCCGATCGAGCGCGCGGCGCGGATCGCAGAGCCACGCGCTGCCGAGATAGATCGCATCGAGGAGGTCGGGCGAGATCCGGCCCATCTTCACGAGCCGATGATTCTGCCGCTCGAGCTCGCGCTTCACGATGTCCTGGCGGATGGTCTTCTTGATCCGCGGCGCCGGCACGAGTTCGACGCGGCCATAGGTCGCGAGCTCGCTGTTGCTGACGGAGGCATCGACCAGCACACCGAGCGCGAGGTACAGCTTCACGAGCGCGGCGCCGTTGATCACGCCCTTGGTGCGTTGGCGGCCGCGGCGGCCCGCATACGCGCCGGGCGCCGCCGGCTGCTCGAGCAGGATCGTGGTGATGGCGCCAGGGAGCTCGGTAAATCGCGCGAACCCGGCCCCGAGCGACCTGAGACGCGGGACCAGCTCTTCACTCGACTTCGTGCGCAGCACCGTCGTCGGTCCGAGACGTGCCATCACCCGCTCGAACGATTCGCCCGGGCGCCACGGCGGATGCTCCCCGTCGTCCAGTTGGAACGTCGCGACGCCGGCGGCATCGATGCCCGGATCCACCGCCACGAGCCAGGTCATGCCGCCCGCCGCCGCGGCGAGCGCGCCGCCTCATACGCGGCGACCCGTGGCGCATGGTTTTGTCGCCAACGCCGGCACGCGGCCGCCGCTTTGGCGCGCCGAGCACGACGTCCCTCCCGATCGCGGCGGCGCACCAGCTCGAGGTTGTTCGACCGATACTTGATGTCGCACTGGCGCACGGCTCGATGCCGGCACACGGCGCAGCGACGGGCCCAGCGCACCTTCCCGTCGACGGGCGCGGGGCAGTCGAGGCAGATGCCGGCGTTGGTGCGCGTGCACCGCGGGCAGATGATGGCCGTCGCCCCGCCTCGCAGCACGATCGTGTCGAGCAGCCCACCGCATTCGTACTGGCCGAAGCGCCGCGGACAGGTCCGGCGGGCCTGGCGCGCGCGCGCGAGGACGACGTCGCGGCGCCGGCGACTCCGATCGCACTGCTTCCGGCGGTCGGTCGCGGAGCGGATCCTCACCGCTGCACCACGTTGACCTTCATGGCCGGCACTTCGCGATACCCGTCGCTCTCCGAGGTCAGGAAGCCATCCACGACCAGTCGGTCGCATACCTTGGAGAGATTGCCGCCGGTCCGGATCTCGCTCCCGGTCCGGCTCAGTTCCTTTGCGGCGGCCCCTTGGCTCTTGGCCTCGCGGAAAAAGCCCTGCGCAATGAGCCGCGTGACACGCCCCGGAAGCGTCGAGCTGTCCACCGTGATCGTCTTGCGCTCGACGGTCACCTCAAGCTCGGGTTTGACTGTGAGCAGCTTGAGGATCCCGGGCGCCTCGGCGATCAGCCGGCGCTTGACCTGCTGGTACAAGTCGTCGAACGCGGCCGCGGTGGGTCCGGAGATCTGCTCCGATGTCGGCGGACTGCGCTTGGTCGCATCCTCGCGCGCGATCTGTTCCAGTGGTGGATAGGACCGGCTGGTCTTCGAGGCCAGCTGATCCCGGAGCTCGCCGATCTGTCGGCGCAGTTCCTCGTTCTCTTCGCGCAGCGCGATCGCTTCAGCTTCGTTCACGATGTCCTCGTCAGGTTCAAGGGTCAGGATGCCATTCGTCGCGGGAGCCTGGTACTGCTCCACGCCATAGCTCGACTCGATCTTCATAAATCCCGCCGGCGGCCGCGGCCGTTCGATCACGGCGACCGCCACCTCGCCCGTCGCGACGGCGATTGCCTGGCGGTCGTTCATCCACGCCGGCTGCACGTAGACCTTGCGCGTGTGCTGTCCCCAGCAGGCGAAGAACTGGCCGAGTTCGAGCTTGGCCACCGCGGCCGCGGTCGGCTTCGCAATCCCGGCGGGAATGTTGGCCAGCGTCCGCTTGATCTCGTTCGCCTCCCGCTGCACGCCGATCAGCACGACCGGAGCGGCGCGGACCGCGAGCTTCCAGACGCCGGCGAGGTCCTGGCTGTCGAGCCAGACGTAGTTCTTCAGGCCGGCGCCCTTCCTGATCAGCGCCTCCGCTTCGCGCTTGACCGGCGAGCCGCGGCCTTCGGGCAGAAACTCCCACGCCTCCGGAATGACCGTGACAACGCCTTCCTCGTGCTCGTACACGTGCTCGAGCACGGACCGGATCACGAGCGCCTGCAGCTCGGTCGAATAGGGCGCGAGATCCATCACGTTGAGGCCGGGACCGATCACGACCTTGGTGTGCGGCGGAAGCTGCGCGAGCTGCGGGACGACGAGCTCGAGGTAGCCCTCGATCTCGGTATAGATCGACTCGGAGAAGCCGCGCGCGGTGGCCTTCGCGGCCGCCACGTTGCGCTGCACCTCGGCCAGCGTCTTCGTGTTGCGACAGACCTTCATGAGCCACGCCCGCAGCAGCTTGTTCTTCTCGCCGAGCGTCGCGTCGATGAGCGAGCTCACGAAGACCCAGTCGGCCCGCTCGCGGAAGAACGGCTGCAGCCGACGGCCGCCAGCGAACGCGCCCTCGCCGCGCTTCGTGACGAACGTGACGGCGCGCAGATCCGATCGCGCGACCAATGCCTCGAGCGTCGTCGTTTTGCCGCTTTCTTGGGTCTGCCCGCTGACGACCATGTGTCGCAGCGGGATCGCGACCGCCTCGCCGGTGCCCACTTCGTAGCCGAGATGCACGGTCGTCATGCCGCCACCTTGGGGAAATCCTTGAAGGCCCACAGATCATCGGAGAGCTGGCCCTGCTTCCCAGGCTTCGACCCGCTGTCCTGCTTCACGAACAGCGGGACGCTCCACGCAAAGCACTCCGTTGCGATCGCCGACAACCACCACGGTTCCATCGGCCGGTGTCCGGGACCGCTCTCGCCGCCGACAACCACCCAGTCTAGACCGCCGGGACGCTCGCCGAGGAACGGCACGAGCTCGATCGGACCGAGCAGCGGCTCGGCGCTGATCCAGCGCACCGCCGCTGGCGTCTGGAGAAGGAGCGGGATCCGCTCGTCGGCCGTCTTCTGATCCTCCGTCGACACGCCGAGCCACACGTTCCGGGGCGGCCACGCACACAGCAGCTGGCCGAGCGCCGAACGTCCGCGGCACAGCTGCGCGAGCGATGACTGCACGTGCATCTCCCGCTTCGCCCCATTCGCGGTGCTCGTCATGTACTCGAGCATGCGCGCCGGCCGCTTGGTCAGGATCTGGAAGGTGTGGCGCCGTGCAGCCGCCATGACCGCGTACACGCGATCGATCACTTCGTCGGCAATGTTCTCGTGGAAGAGATCGCTCATCGAATTGACGAAGATCTTGCGCGGCTCGCGCCAGCGGATCGGATCCAGCATGTGCTTCTCGACGACCATGATCTGCCCGTTCCAGCGGCCGTTCTTGTCCGTCAGCCCATCGTAGGCCTGCCCGGGCTTGGAGAAGCGCGCCGCTATCGTCTCGGCGTAGCAGTGCACGCAGCCCATCGACACACGCGAGCAGCCGCGAATTGGATTCCAGGTCGCGTCGCTCCAGCTGATGTTCGTGCGGTCACCCATCGCGTCGCCGACCTAGTGATCGATCTCGTGGTGCCACTTCCTGGGGCACACGATTGACACCGAGGGTTATGTGCTCGACGTCGATCCGCGCCTCGCGCAGCGCGGCCGGCCCGGCCAGCCACGCATCGAGGTAGGCCGAGGCCAGCGCCGGCGTGAGAATGACGCGACCCTGCTCCGTGTAATGGAGCTCGAGGACGTGACCGGCGACGTAGCCGCGAGCGCGCGCGGTCATGTGCCGGGGGTCGGCGTTTGGGTAGGCGCTACCGCATCGCTTCGGGTTGCATCGGGGCGAGTGGAGTGCGAACTGTGCGGCATCGACGGGCATGCGTTCGCTTCCGCATGCATCGGCTCGGTTCTTTTAATCCGTAGGTCCTGGGTTCGATCCCCAGCCGCCTCACTCGGTTGCGCGCGCGCGCGCGCCGTTTTTGCCGCCGTTTTACGTCCACTCGGGAGGCGTTGCTCACACACGAACGGGCGCGACT